ACATGATCCTCTACCAGACATGGTAATGATTCTAATTTACCAGCATACCTAAAGAAACCATTCTCTGACATCCAATACGCAGAACCATCAACCTCGACACATGCATTTTGTCCAACCAATCCACAGTTGGTTCCAACCTGTGCGAACGCAAAAGTAAATGGTTGACCAACAAAACGTTGCGTGAATAACGCTGTGTCTGTCCAAACATAGATCGCATCCCTACCACGGATCGCTCCTCTGATCTGTGATCCGTCGGCCAATCTCTGTGTACCAGCCGTATTGGTTGCCGTTGGTGTGTAGGTATTGATATCCTCCTGGTCAGAGAATCTTATAAACATATCATCCTGTGTGGATGTATCTCCGATAGTTGTTTCTGTTCCAAAGAATACCAAGTGACGATCCGGTGTAGATACCAACATGTGTCTCGATGCTGTTGGTGCACCTGTAATAATACTTGCTCTAATATTCTCTGCTCCTGCTGCTGCAGAATTCCATTCGAATACCGCACTGTCGTGAATAAGACAGATGGCCTTGTCACCAAAATTATCTAGTGACCACATACCAGGTTCTAGCACCAAGTCTCCCGATGCTGCCTCACCCCATGCCACAAAATTTGTTGTGCTGGTAACCGTATCTCCTGCACCATGTGAATCGGGTGATGTGCCTCTGACATCTCTGGTTACACCCGTTAATTCATTGGACGTGCTTATACCTGTGTATGATATCTCCTCTGTTCCTATTTTTATAAAATTCGTACCTGTAGCTGGAAACTGTGATACATCTGCTAATATAATACCTGTTGTAGTTGAAGAGTTTATTGCCCCAGAGAGAGTCGTTGTTGGCTCACCTGCAACCTCACCACCCCATGTTCCAAGAGACCAACCAAAACCTTTTGCCTGCACCGCTGGTCCTACAGGATAATAATGTTGCACCCTGATGCCACCCGATGTTGTTGCACCAGATCCTGATTCTGCCGATGGCATTGTGATCGTGATGGTCGTAGCATTAGGGACTGTCGTCACCATAAATTTTTTGTCGTCGAAATCTGTTGCCGCAAAATTAGAGTTAGTGATTGCAGAAAAATTATCTAATAAAACTATATCCTGCTCTCCTATGCCATGATCTCCACTAAAAGTTATCGTGACAGATGTTGATCCGTTGGTCGTGGTGAATGCACTTGTGAGCGTTGTTGTTGTTTTGATGGGATGTATATCGTAATACACACCACCAGAAAATGCGTATAGGATTCTATTTGTGCCTATGATTGCATACTTTCTAGCCCTACTATTTACAAAATGATGAAGACCTCTGCCGGCACCTGTTAATTTATCGTCACCTAGCTGTTTCCAACCACCTATCTTTTCAGGTGTTCCGTATCTAAATCTGACATTATCACAATCTATCCACTGTTGTTCTGCTCCAGTGGCTGTGACTTGTTTATTGATACCTGGCTGAAAACCTATCTTTTGTAGCATAATAATCCATTATACCTATTTTGCAGTTAATTAAC